ATAATGCTAAGAGCCATTGCTGGATTCTTTAATTCTTCTGGAGAAAGAGTTTTAAATATTTGATCCATAATCTCAGCTCTACGCAACTCAGGATCAGTAGACTGACCTCCTAGTAGAGAATTAATACCACGACCTATTCTTCGAGCAGAGTTAACGCTAGAGGCATAGTTCATAGCCATAGGGTCTAACTGTGCTTGAGTACGTGTTCTTTGTTCAAAGTCAAGATCAGATGCCCTAAGTGCTTCTAAAGCAGTAGGTCCAAATAAACTAGATTGTTCAGCCATTATCCAAATCTCCCTAAAGGGTCAAAAGAACCTCTACTTGACCACTGACCATCATCAGAACCTCTACTCTTTCCAAAGATACCACCCCAATCTATTTGATCACCTATTGTTTTCCAAGTATCTCTTTCAACAGAATCTTGATACAAAGATGTTAGATAGTTTTGTTTATTAATACCTTGATTTATATTAGCAGCATTTTGATTAGAAGTAGTAGCTATGTTGCCCATATTCATACCTGTAGCCATAGTACCCATACCTAAGTTCTCTATGTTAGTACCATAACCAAATAGAGTGTTAGCAGTTTCATAAGGCTGTGTAAGATATTGTTGACCTAGACCATATAAAGAACCAGCACGTTGGAAGTCTTGTGCTTGTATATCACGAGAACGATCTTCAGCACTCATAGCTAATGAAGCATTCTGTTGCTCACGAGCCATTTGCATTGCATATTGTTGTGGATTAACATAACCTCCACCCATACCAACACCTTGACCTAGAGTACCACGGCTAAACTGTAGATCGTTTAAACGACTAGATTCAGCAGCACGAGCTGGTTCTAGTAAAGCTAGATTCTTGTTAAAGTAATCTTGTGTCATAGCATCTAAATCTAAGTTAGCTGCTCGATCAAATAAACCCATACCATAATCTGATACTTTTCTACCATAAGCTAACTGCTCTTCAGAAGGCATAGCAGCATCAGCACCTGCATAGAACTTATCTCTAGTAGAAGATAGTCTAGGATCTAGAGTATAACCAGCAGTCTTCTTAGTAGGATCTATTTTAGAGCTACCAAAACCTGATGTAACTGCATATGGAGTAAACGTAGGGGCTTGGGCAGTCATACCATTGCCACCTCCACCACCACCTCCACCACCAAAGGAACCTGCAATATCTTTAATGCCTGACAAATCTCCACTAAAGAGTTTTGCACCACCTTTAATAAGTTTACCTATTTTAATTCCCATTTTATATACCTTTTAAATTTAAGCAGTGCGTTGCCACATATATACAACAACATATGGTTGTAAGTTAGCATTAGTACCACTTACTCCTGTAGTGCTGTTTGAAACTGAAATTCCTGTTGTTGCAGTTGGAACGGTATAGTTAGATTGCGGAGTATCATTACCAACAACAACCCTACCATCACCATTTTCTCCTGATGACGTATTTGTAATTGTGTGAGTATGCCCAGGATCTGTTACCGTTGCTGTATGTGTATGACTTACTACAACTGCATCAGCACTACCTCCAGTAGCACCTGCAGTAAAACCACCACCATTACCAATTAAAACTTTACCTGCACCAAAAGCTACCCAAGTACCAAATCCAAATAATGAATTAGGATTAGTAGCAACTGTTGAAGTATATATAGAACCTATTGGGTATATTGTAGCTAATGCTACTAAAATAGCAGAAGTAGTAAAAGCAGTAGTTGCTAGTTGTGTTGTATTAGTTCCAGCAGAGGCAGTTGGAGCAATAGGAGTACCTGTAAATGTAGGAGAAGTAGTATCTGCTTTACTAGCTATAGCAGTTGCAATAGCATTATACTCAGCATCTATCTCACTGCCTTTAATTATTTTAGCTGGATTACCTGTAAGCAAGGCATCCTTTGTATAGAAGTTTGTTGCTTTAACATAGTTTGCCATTATACCATCTTCCCTGTTTTCAAATAGATTGTTAGTTGTTGTAAGCTAACTGGAGCACCTTCAATTGGAACTTCCACACCAAATTGTAATACTTTACCTGAACCACCTAAGTGCATAGTAATATCTTGAATAGCACTACCAGCCGTAAACTCACCTATATTGTATTCAGAGACATTATACTCAGCAGTTCCTCCAACAAAGTCTTTTGTATAAGTTCTACTTGAGTAAACATTTTGATAATCAAAACTATATTTAAAAATAACATCTTGAGTACCAGAAGCAATAATAACCATACTAGCTTTCTTTAAGAACTTAAGACTAAATGGTTCACCAGCATCTATGTTAGACGTATAATACTCTAAGCGATAAGTAGCTTCATTATCTAAGTATCCAAAGTATCTTCCAACACCTCCTGCCATACCTAAATACAAGTTTCTGTCTCTAGTCTTACAAAGAGCCTTAGGTACGAAACCTTCCCATGTTGTTACACGAGCAGCTCCATTATCTAATGTTTGGCGTAAGTCAAAATAGAATGATTGCTTAAGAGATGGAAGTACAAGAAGATAGAAAGCATCTCTTTCAAAGTATACACTCTTAATCTCTGTTAATACTTCACCTGAAATATATGTAACTAAATCATCACGAATGTTAGCAGATAAGTCACGCATAGGCATGCTTTTCTCTTGTGTAACTCGATTAAAACTACGCAAACCACTATTAGATAAGAATATTAAATCTGTACCTGTTTGTTGTATAGTGTCACGAGCAATACATCCAACACCTGTAACTACATCAGCAAGAGTTATATTAGTAGGATCATTTGGTGAATCATATATTACAATGTTATTACGACAGAATACTATAAGATAATTATTGTGTGAAGATATACCTACAATCTCATCACTACTACCAACAACAGTTTCTATATCTATTAAACCTGAACCTGTCCCTGTAAATAAAGCACCATCTAATAACTGACTATAGTAAATTGTAGTCTTAGCACCTGATACACCAGCTACCCAAAGACGCCCAAAAGCAGCATGAACACAATCAGGGTCAAAAGTGGCTAAAGAGCCTCCACCAGGAGCTGAAGGTTTCGTACCATAATCACCTACTCGTTGCCAAATAAAAGCACCTGAATGACTTGCTTTACGATATACAAGTAGTGGATTACCTGTTTGAGCGGCAAACCCATACATACTATTACCATAACCAGCACCTTCTGCTAGTTGAGCAAACTGCCATCTATTGCCAGTAAAAGTAATAGTTAAATCTGAAGTTTGGTTTGCTTGTTTAACTGGAGATTCTGTAAGAGTAGTAGAACCTGTATACATCTTACCACCACCACAAGATAGGATGGTAGGTGTTAAGTCAGTATCGATAAACTCAAATAAACTCTCAAGATAATCAGTATCACTTAAAGACCCATTGTTTGTAGTAACAGGTGTCCAACCCCTACGACTACCTAAACGCCCAAACTTATCTATGATACAGTTAATAGCTTTTGTGGCATAACCACTCTCCAATGTAACACCACTCTCTTGAGTATTTAACCCAAGAAAGCCAAGTGCTGCATTACTAAGAGCTTTTAATTGACCTGCCATTAGTCAGCTACCCAAATCATTTCATCTAAACGTTGGCTAGACTCAATAGCAATTAAGTCTGAAGCCATAGAACGATAACGTTGTTCTTGTTCAGCATAACCACCATCATCACCTCGTTCACTAATAGCACGAGCTAAGGCACCCTCTACTAAAAGATTAGCTGGAATTAAGATTTGAGTGGCATCCGCTACTAACTCATCTTGAGGAATAACACAGTTAATACGAATATTGTAAACAGCATCAGGAATAGGAAAGAAGTCTACTTGAGTATCACCATTAGAATCTACACCATTAAAGTTATAGAACATAGGTGAACCAGTAGGTTGATCATAAGTTAAGTAAACCTTATCAAACCACTTAGTACCTCGTTGTTCAATGACTGTATTCTCTGAGTCATTAAATATATCTAGTACACGAATACGAGTACCTGATCCTACTAACACATAGTTAAATAGAGTGGGAGTAGTAACTGCAGTTAGAGTTGTACGAAGAGCTGACCAATTCCAAGAGTCCTCTACTTCTGCTTTAACTACATTAACTAAATCTCCTATTAGTTTGGAGTATGGAGTTTCATTGACAGTAGTAACTTCGTTCTCACGAAGTCGTCTTAAAACTCTATTTACACATTCTAAGTATGTCAATTTAAAATCCCTTAATTATAATACAATTATACCACAGTAGACTAAGTTTGTCAAGGTATTTATTACCACTTGACTTTATCAGCCCAGTATGCAGCACTCATTTTACCCTTAGCAATATTAGATGCATGACGAGCTTTGAATGACTTTTGCCTAGCTTTCTCAGAAGGAGCACTAGGGTTAGATCCTGCACCACTTACACCTTGTTGACCAAAGCGAATTAACTTCTCTTTATCACCTTCTTTAGCTAATACAGCATGAGATTTAGTGGGATGACCAGGAGTACGTTTAGGTTTATTGTACCCAGCAAAAGTTTCTTGTCCTTTTTTAATTGGCATGTTATTTCCTTAAAGTAAGGTACATACGTTCACCGATAACAAAGCTCATACAAGCTCCACTTAAATCTAATAGAATTAGAGTAATAGGTTCAGCAACTGAAGGAGTAAATACTGCACTTACTGTTGCTAACCAAATAATGATAATTGCAATATACCTAAAGCTAGACCTTAAGTTAGTAACCCAGATAGAAGGTTCACCTGCTGGTTTATCTATCTCTGCTAGTGCTTGCAAACGAGCTGTCTCTGCTTGCATAAGTTGTATGCGTTCAGCTACATTGACAGGATTACCACCTGCCCCTTTTGTAAACTTAGCAAAGATACCACGAACACCATCTGTTAAAGCTGGTAGTAGAGCTGGAAATAAGACAGACCACATTATACAATCCCCTTTACGTATTTGCCTTTGCCCTTTAGTGTGAGAATATTCCCACGCATACGAGGATCAAAGGATATATGAACCCAAGTCTTTTCATAAATCAATTGGTCAAACTTTAAATTACTCTTACTTAGAATATTAGATATAGTAAGTGGAGTATGACCATAGGCTGTAAAGTCTACAGCATACCCATAAGTATGTGACGAGTTACTAGTGCCACCTACTTGACGATTGACATCAGGACTACGGTAGCCACTATTGATTGTAATAGCTACATTACCTAGTATCTCTCTTACCTTCTCCATATAGAAAGCAGTTGTGCGTAGTACCTCTATTACTTCTTTAGATGGAGTATTATCTATCTTTTGATTAGTAACTGTAAGTTCAGCAAGAGAGAAGTGAGGTGTTAATTGCATTAACCATGCCCTATAACTGCACGAGATATATAAGAAATAACTGCACCTACAAGAGAAGCAATCATCATGCCCATCCAGAATCCTCCACGACCTTTATTGGCTAAGGCAAGTAGTTCATCTAGTGCTGTTTCCATTTTGTCTATCTTTTTCTCAAGGGATTCAACCTTTGAGATTAATTTGCCATATTCTACTGGGTCTATTGGTTCTGACATTTTTAATATTCTCTTATTTATTTTTTAATGTTAAATAGGTTTTGGATATCTTAATTTAATTTCATCTATTTTTTGTTGCCATTCTACTAAAGATACCTCACCTCTTTGTGATTTAAAAAACAAAGGGTCTGCTTCAGTTCTATACGCAAGACTTCTTGAATTATTTATTAGTTGTAATTGTTCATCGTATGTAGGTTGACGTTGTTCTTGTAATGAAGGTTCGTGACCATCAAAATAAATTACAAGACCGCTTGATTGTCCAGCTATTAAATCATCATATGCTTGTTGTGTTATTTCTATAGCATCATCAGGAATAGTTGGATTTATTTCTGGGTCGTAAAACCCATTTGTGTTAGGTGAATAAAACATTTTAATATCCTATCGCTATCCAATAATAAGTTGTTGAATTGTTAGTTGTAGCATAATCGTTCGTTATTTTAATTTGTGATGCGCTTAATATACTAGCATAACCAAAAGAACCGCCTGAACCTGCGCTAGATGTTGCCACATTACCTATTGTTACAGACTGGCAAGCAGAGGGAAATGCAATAGGCAAAGTAACTGTTACAGTTGCCAATGATGTGGTGGTTGTTGTACCCCATTGAATTATTGTTCCACCTTGAACTTTTTGATAACCATTTGCCGCTAATGAATTAGAAAATGCTGATGTGTAAACGCCATTAGTAACACTACCAGCACTTCCTGCTGAATTTGCATAATTTACACTAAAGTTAGATGGGTTATATACATACATATTTGAACCATCGCTACCACCCCATAACCATGGTGGTTGACCACTTTGTCCTGACCAGTTAAAGTTTAAATCTACTCCCCCAACACGATAAGGATAAGCACGACCTGCTGTTGTAGCATAAGTAGCAGTTGCCGAATTGCCTGAACAAGCTGCTGATGTTCCTGAACTTGTAATAAACCCAGCACCATTGGTTAGTTGGTTTGTATTGGTTACATTGGTTGCGCCAGCCGCTATACCATCAAGTTTACTTGCATAAGTGCTAGTCATATAACCATTGACCGATGCTGTTGCAGCAGCCATGCTTATTGCAGGAGTTGCCCCACCACTTGATACTACTGGAGCTGTGCCTGTTACGCTTGTTACTGTACCAACACTTGCTGTACCACCTAAACTAACAGATGAGCCATTGATTGTAATGCTTGAATTTACAAGACCTGCGTTTGGTAATCCTGTGCAATTAGTAAGAGTACCTGAAGCAGGAGTTCCTAATGCTGGAGTAGTTAATGTAGGACTAGTTAGCGTCTTATTGGTAAGCGTTTCTATGCCAGCTAGTGTAGCAAAGTCATCATCTGTTAATGCTGTATTGAATTGAGCAGTAGTGCCTGTGATGCCAACAATAGAAGTTTGATCTCCAGTATTAGTACCACTAGATGTTCCACTAAAAGTACCTGATTGCGTAGCAAGTGTTCCTAATCCTAAGTTAGTTCTAGAAATAGCAGAATCATTTAAGTCACTTAAGTTATTTGTTGCTAATAGTGCACCTGATAAAGAAGCAAAAGCAGATAACCAAGTACTACCTGTCCAAATCTTCATTAGAGTAACTGAAGTATCAAAATACAAGGCACCTATTAATAAAGCATTACCGTCATTATCTACAGTAGGAGCTGAACTTTTAGGACCTAAGTATCTATCATCAAACGAATCATAACTAGCAGCAGCACTAGTTGCACTTGATGCCGCATTAGTTGCTGAGGTAGAAGCATTAGTAGCCTGAGTGGTTGCTATACCTGCTTGAGTAGACGCTGTTGTAGCAGATGTTGCTGCATTAGTAGCTTCTGTTGTAGCAATCCCAGCTTGAGTTGTTGCTGTAGTAGCACTTCCAGCAGCATTAGAAGCTTGTGTGGTAGCAGTAGTCGCAGAACCACTAGCACTAGTAGCACTAGAGGCTGCATTAGTTGCTTGTGTTGATGCTGTAGTTGCTGAACCACTTGCTGCAGAAGCACTAGCAGAGGCACTAGTTGCTGAAGTAGAAGCAGTAGAAGCACTAGTAGAGGCATTAGATGCTGATGTAGCTGCGTTAGTTGCTGATGTCGCAGCTTCACCTGCTTTAGTTGTAGCAATCCCAGCTTGAGTAGTGGCAGTTCCTGCTGAAGTAGAAGCACTAGACGCTGAAGTAGCTGCATTAGCTTCTGATGTATCTGCATTAGTTTCAGAAGTAAGAGCATTAGCAGCAGAAGTAGCTGCACTAGAAGCACTAGAAGAAGCATTGCTTGCTTGAGTAGTAGCAGTAGATGCACTAGAGGCAGCATTAGTAGCAGAAGTAGAAGCTTCGCTTGCCTTAGTAGTTGCTATACCAGCTTGTGTTG